TAAGGGTCCGCTCGAAAAGGTGGGTGACCTCTTCACGTCGCTCTTTGGCTCGGGTGAGAAATACAGCACGACGCTCGAAGACAACGTGAAGAACCTGATCGTCGGCCAGACGACTCAGACGAGCACGCAGAACTCTCTGGTCACGCTCGGCCAGGCGGCGCAATACGTCGCGGCCGCGCTCGCCTCGATCCAGGCGACCTCGGGCGGTGGCGGCGGTGGTATCGGCGGGGCGCTCGGCTCGATCGCGGGCGCGCTCGCGTCCGCCTACTTCGGCGGCTCGGCCACGGCCACCGACGGCATGCTCGCGCAGACCGCCTCGATGCAGTCCTCGAGCACACTCATGGGCGTGCAGGGCGGCACCAACACGCTCGGCAACTGGAACTACACCGGCGGCCAGATGAGCAACCAGTATGCATTCGCGGACGGCGGGATCATGACCCAGCTGGGACCGCTCGCGCTGCGCAAGTATGCCAACGGCGGCATCGCCAACAGCCCGCAGGTCGCGGTCTATGGCGAAGGCAGCATGAACGAGGCGTTCGTGCCGCTGCCCGATGGCCGCAGCATTCCCGTGACGATTACCGGCGGCCAACAGCAGCAGAGCGGCGCGGCCGCAGGCGCCGGCGGCGTGACGGTCAACGTCATCAACCAGACCGGCCAGTCGGTGTCGGCGCAGCAGCAGGGCCAGCCCCGCTTTGACGGCAAGTCGATGATCCTCGACGTCGTGCTGACCGCCGCCAGCCAGCCGGGCTCCTTCCGCGACGGACTCAAAGGCGCACTTCGATGAGCTACACGACACTTCCGCACAACGACCTGCTGGACTCGAGCAAATTCCAGCAGGAGAAAGAGAACCCCGCGATGGCCTCCAAGATGGACGGAGGCTACGTGGTCACGCGCCCGAAGCACACGCGAAAACCCCGGCGCACGTTCACCTGCGGCTTCACCGACTTCACCGACGCGCAGCGCGCCGACATCGACGCGCACTTCGACGCGATGCACGGCGGCAGCGCGATCTTCTACTTCGTCCACCCGGTGAGCAAGGAGACGGTCTACGTGCGCTTCTCGACCGACTCCACGCTGCAGTGGTCGTATTCCGGCTCCGGGCGCATGCCGCTCTGGAGCGTCACTTTCAAACTCGAAGAGGCGTAAATGCCAAACCTGATTTCCGTTGCGAGCATCATCGAGAAGAACAAGATCGGCTCGGACGTCCCGTATCTCGCCTTCATCGACGTAGGCGTGATCGACCCGACCACGGGCGACGTGTCCGAGACGCTCTACTACGTGAACAACACCGAGGCGGTGGTCCGGCAGGGCATCACGTATTCGCCCATGCAGTTCTCGCTGGAGCTCAAGACACAAGCGGGCGCCGCGCCCCAGATCACCGTGTCGCTCATCGACTACACGCGCGCGGTGATCGAGAAGATGAACAACTACGGCGGCGGCACCGACTTCCCGGTGACAATTCGCGTGTGCCAAACGGGTGGGCTGAACGACACGCCCGATGTCGAGGAGCACTTCGTCATCACGCAAGGCGCGGTGGACAACTACGTCGTCACCTGGACGCTTGGCGCCGAGAACGCGCTCACCAAGCAGTTCCCGCGCCGGCTGCAACGGCGGGACTTCTGCCAGTGGGTTTACAAGGACGGGCGCACCTGTCGCTACAACGGCTCGCTTGCATCCTGTGACCGCACGCTTGCCGGACCACTCGGCTGCCGCGCGCACAACAACGTAATCAACTTCGGCGGCTCGCCGAATCTGGTTTCAAGCAACCTCGTTGTCGCGTAAAATGGATAAGTCACCCATTACATATGTTGACCTGATCGGGACACCCTTTCGGCGCGGCGCGCGCGGGCCAGACGAGTTCGATTGCTACGGCCTCGTCAAGTTTCTGATCGAGCGCGCCACGGGCCGCGAAGTGCCGGATTACCAGAGCCCGACGGACAGCGGCGCGACGCACGCGCTAATGATTACCTCGCGCGAGTTCTGGCACCGGCTGCCCGGCCAGCAGGTCGGCTCGATGGTGTTCTTCCGGATCGGCCGTGAGGTCTGTCATGTCGGATATGTAATAAGTAACGGGTTATTCATTCACGCGTGGGAGCCATCGGGCGGCGTAACGATCGAGCGGCTCTCGGAGTGGGAAAAACGGATCGACGGGTTCTATGAATACATCGAAGGCTAAGGCGGCACCGCAATTCATCAAGGTTCGACGGATCACCAACCCGTTCGAGCCGATGCGCGACGTGCGCGAAGAGCAATGGAAGTGGCGCAAGACCTACACGCTTGATCGCTACCTGCCGCTGGTCGAGGCAGCCGACTGCGTGGTGTCGCTCAACGGCCGCGCGATCGAGCGCGAGAAGTTCGCCAAGACTCGCCTGCAGCCGAACGATTTCATTGTGATCTGCCCGGTGCCGCGCGGCGGTGGCGGCAAGGGCATCTTCCGTATCGTCGGGATGATCGCCATCGCGGTCGCCTCGGTCTACACGGGCGGGCTCGCCGCGATGGCCTATACCGGGGCGGCAACAGTGGGCGCCGCGACCGCGACGATGGGCGGGATGATGGCGATGGCCGCGGCCTCGGCTGCCGTGACGATCGCAGGCTCGATGCTGCTCAATGCGATCCTGCCGCCGGCGGTGCCTACTGTCTCGACCGGCAGCGGCCTGGCCGCGAGCTCGACCTATGGTGTCGATGGCGCGAAGAACACTGCCGACGAGATGCTGCCGAACCCGGTGGTCTACGGCAACTTCCGCATGGCCGGCAACGTGATCGGCGTGCATACCGAGGCTGCCGGCAACAGCCAGATCCTCTACATGCTCATTAATGCCGGGGAGGGGCCGATTGCGTCCATCTCCGACATCAAGATCAACGACCGCGCCCTCTCCGAATACACGGAAGTTTCGGTGCAAACGCGCCTGGGCGACGCGCAGCAAACGCCGATCGACTGGTTCAGCTCCGTCATCACGCCCTATTCGAAGCAGTTGAAGCTCCCGGCCGACGGCACCTACCTCAATTTCACGACGCAGGGCAACGTCGAGGCGGTGCGCCTCGACTTCAACTTCCCCTCGGGCCTCTTCTCGGTCAACACGAAGAACGGCGACATCCAGAACAACTCGGTGGCGCTCGAAGCCGACTACCGGGTGGCGGGAAGCAACTCTGCGTGGACGCCATTCTCGGCATCGGCCCCGCGCTACGTCACCGCGCGCGTGCAGCCGATCACGAATGTCGGCGTGGGTAACGTGCCCGGCGCGCTCTACGATGGGATGACCTACCAGTTCGACGGCACGCAGGTCATCACGGACCTCAACATCACGACCAACGACGGCCAGGTGCTCGACACCGTGCGCGCCGCGGTGATGGCGAAATTCGGCAGCTACGTGGGCCAGCAAGTGAGCGAGTGGCCGGTCGCACAGGCGGGCGCGGTGAGCATGACCGTGAGCATCCCGGCCGGCACCGCCGCGCTTGTCGTGACCGAAGCGCTGCGCTCGACTGCGCGGCGCACCTATCTCTCGCCGCAGCTGCAATCGGGCAAGTATGAAGTGCGCGTGCGGCGCAATCCGAACTACGTCGACTACTCGTCCAACTCGAGCGGCAAGAAGATTACGACCGACACGAGCACGACCGCCTCGTCGGACTGCTACCTCGGCGACCTGAACGAGGTCGTCTACGAAGGCGTCGGCTACAACCACACGGCGCTGCTCGCGATCCGCGTGAAGATGGACGACCAGATCAGCGGCGTGCCGACGGTCACCTTCAAGCACGGCGGGCGGGTCATTCCGACCTACACGCGCACCAACGGCGCGGTAAGCCAGATCAACCAGGCGAGCAACAATCCGGCATGGGTGTTGTGGGATGCCCTCACGCACTGGCGCTACGGCGGGGGCATCGACCCTAGCCGCCTGGACCGCTCGGCCTTCTTCGATCTGGCCGAACACTGCACGGCGAACAGCTTCACCTTCGACGGCGTGTTCGATACGAACATGAACATGTGGGACGCGTGCCAATACATCGCGCGCGCGGGCCACGCCCAGCTCGTGCCGGTCGGCACGCGCTACTCGGTCATCATCGAGCGCGCGTCGAACCCCGTGATGATGTTCGGCATGGGCAACATCGTCGAGGGCACGTTCAAGCAAAGCTGGATGAGCCGCACCGACCGCGCGACTGAGGTAGACGTCACCTTTTTCGATCAGGACGACGACTACAAGCAAAAGACCGTAAAGGTTGCCGACGCGTCCGCCGCGCTCGAAGGCCGCCCGCAGAACGCCGCGGCAATCACCGCCTACGGCGTGGTCGACATTCAGCGTGCATACAAAGAGGGCGCGCTCCAGCTCAACATCAACCGCTACCTCACGCAGACCTGTGAATGGCAGTCGCCGATCGAATCGATCGCGTGCGCGGCGGGCGATGTGGTGCTCGTGCAGCACGATCAGCCCGCATGGGCCGAGTCGGGACGTCTCGCGCCGGGCAGCACCTCCACCGTCATCAAGCTCGACAAGACGGTCACGATGGCCGCCGGCAAGAGCTACAAGCTCCTCATGCTCGCCAACACTGCCGTGCGCGGCACAGGCAGCGTGCGCTCGATTGGCGATCAGTTCATCGGCGTGCTGGGCACGCCCACGAACTACCGCGTGCGCCGCATCCGCAATTCGGCAGGCGTCGAAACGGGCGTGACCGCGGTTGTCTCCGATGGCGTCTATGTCGAATCGACCGCGGGCTTTGCCGTGGGGCAGGGCGTCACCTTCTACGACACCGACGTGATCGAGGATCACGATGTGATTCTGCGCACGGGCGACACCGACACGGTGACGCTTTCGAGCGGCCTGTCGTTTGTGCCGGACGCATTCACGAACTACATGTTCGGCGAGACGACGAAGGTCAAGAAGCCCTTCCGCATCACCGAAATCTCGCTTGGGTCGAGCGATATGCACCGCGCGATCAAGGCGCTCGAGTATATCGAGGCGGTCTATGACCTGTCGTCATACGACGAAGTGGCAACGGGCCTCACGCCGCCGGCGCTCGACCCCTCGCAGGCGGCGATCGGCGTCGTGCAAAGCCTGACCGCGTATGAGGAAACCTACGTGCAGGGCGCGCAGATCCTCTCGCAGGTGCGCACGACGTGGGCGCAGCCGGTCGCTGGCAACTACGCGGGCGCGAAGGTCTTCGTGCAGAAGAATGGCGGGGCATTCAACCTCGCGGGCACGGTCCGGGCCGACACGAGCTTCATCGTGCCGGGCGTGCAAAAGGGCGACCAGCTGACCATCAAGGCGCAGGCGTTCGACATCTGGGGCAAGGACTCGTCTTACGACCAGTCGCCGATGGTGAGCTACACGGTGATCGGCACGGTGACGGCGCTTTCGACCGCCGTCGTCTCGGGCGCCGATTACCTCTGGGCCGGGCGCGACTGCAAGCTCTTCTGGCGCTACAACTCGGTGACAGCCTCGTTCGAATTCGGCAGCGAGCCGAATGGCGCCGATTCGGGCGCGCGCGACCCGCACTTTCTCGACTACGAGATCCGCGTCTATGAGAAGCCCAACTACGGCACGAAGAACCAGAAGCTCCTGCGCACCGAGCACACGACGGACAACTCGTATATCTACACCTACGAGAAGAACTTCGCCGACGGCCTGCACCGGGAACTTGTGTTCGAGATCGCCGTGCGCGACCAGTTCGGCAACATCGGCAAGGCAGCCGTGCTCGACTGCTACAACCCGCCGCCGACCGTGCTGACGGCGTCCACCAGCGCGAATTTCGAGAGCATCACGCTCAGCTTCACGCACAGCGACGACACGGACTACGCCGGCGCGCGCATCATGCTGCGCTGGTCAGGCGACGTCGGCGCGCCGACTACGCCCGCCTACGACGGCCCGGACACGACCGTGCTGCTCTCGGGCCTGATGTTCAACGCGGACTACTACCTCACGATCATCCCGTATGACGCATTCGGGCTGGACAAGACGATTCCGTCCAACGAGATCCACGTCCACACGCCGTTTCTGGACGTAGAGGCGATCGCCGAGGGCGTTCTCAAGGACAGCCAGCTCATCCCGGCGCTGAAAACGCGCATCGATCTGGTGGACGCGCCCGAGTCGATCATCGGCTCGGTCAACCAGCGTCTCGCGGACGCCAAGTCGAAGCTCTCGGGCGACCTGACGGCTGCGATCTCGCAGGAACAGCAGCTCCGCCAGGGCGCGGACAACAGCATGGCCGCGCAGATCACGACGCTCGTGTCGGCAAGCAACGCCAATACCGCGGCGATCATCTCTGAGCAGACCGTCCGCACGACCGCCGACGCCGCGCTCTCGACGCGAATTGACACGCTCGCGGCGAACACCGGCAGCAACACGGCGGCAGTGCAGGCCGAGGCTACTGCGCGCACGAACGCCGACGCCGCGCTCGCGACGCAAATCAACACGGTCGCGGCCGCCTACGGGGTGGATGCGACGAACCTGTGCGCGAACCCGGTCGCAGCAGGCGGGCTAAACACCGGCTGGAGCTCGGTGACGGCCCTCGCGGGCACCGCCGGCGACGTGCCGCTTGGGGCGCCTGCCGCCTACGTGTTTCGCTCGAACATTCGAGACAACCCCTACTCGACACGCACGGTCAACGTCTCGGGCGGCCAGTCGCACTATCTGGAGATGCGCGCGGCGACCCCTGTGGCAGCCGTCAACATCTCGCTCGGGCTGAAGTGCTCGGGCGCCGGCAAGTCCGATACGTGGGTGTGGGCCGGGTCGCTCGCGGCGACTTCGACCTGGACGCGCCTGGCAGGCAACGTGACGATCCCCGATGGCTACACGAGCGCGCAGCTTTACGTGCTGATCGACTTCGGCGCGGGCGTGAACAACGACAAGAACCGCTGGTATTTCACGGACGTCGAGTGGCGGCCTGCCTCGCAAGTTCAGCCGGCGATGGCGGCGATCAGCGTCGAGCAGACCGCGCGCGCGAGTGCCGACGGGGCGCTTTCCACCCGCATCGATAGCGTGAACGCCTCGCTTGGCACGACCAACGCGAACGTGCAGACCGAGATCAACGCGCGGGTGGCGGGCGACAGCGCCAACGCGAGCTCCATCACGCAGATCAACTCGACGCTCGGCGGCCATACGGCCTCGATCAGCACGCAGCAGAGCTCGATCAACGGCCTGAACGCACAGTATTCCGTCAAGATCGACAACAACGGCTTGGTGACGGGCTTTGGCCTCGCGAGCTACCCGATCAACGGCGGCATCGTGTCGGAGTTCGCCGTCCACGCGCAGCGCTTCTCGGTGTGGATTCCGGGTTACCCCGGCATTCAGCCGTTCACGATCGGCGTGGTCTACGGGCAGCCGCGCGTCATCATCAGCAACGCGCTGATCGGCGACGCCTCGATCGACAACGCCAAGATCGGCGACGCGCAGATCAACGGCGCGAAGATCGCTTACGCGGCGATCAACACCGCACACATCGGCGAGGCACAGATCGATACGCTGCGCATCGGCCAGAACGCCGTCACGACCGGCGTGTTCGCGCAAGGCGGCTCGAACCTCCAGGTGAGCTACTACTCGTCGGGCGGCTCCTGCACGATTCACTTCTCGGCGCCATTTTCGGCGGTCACCCTGTCTATCGACGGTGCGCAGCGCGCCAACTATGACACGGGCGGCGTCTCGGGCTACTACGCCGCCTATGTCGCGGGGTTCTACGTGGTTACGCTCGCGCCGGGCTGGCACACGATCAAGACCTCGGGCAACCAACTCGCTATTTTTGAGGCAAAACGATGAACGACATGAAGCAAACCGCCTTCGTGATGGCGGACGCGACCGGCAAGATCACCCAGCGCATGAGCATGCCGCGCTGGATGGCTGAGCACCAGGCGCCGCCGGAGGGCGGC